TAGAACTTCACGTTATTAATAACCTTTTCTCCAAGTATCTTAAAGCCACACCATTTGATCCACTTAAGGTGTACTTTATTTCTTGAGTCAATAATATTACAGAGATGTGGATATACGCTATTCATACCTTCTACCTCTGATCTTGATTGTTTAAGGAAAGCAGTCTTGATCTTAACAAGACCATCAGTACCTAGCATCCACACTTGACCACACTTAGCTGACAACGGGACTACACCATAGATACCTACTACTCTACCTCTATTGTCTATAATAGAACGGCAGATAGTACTATTGCCATATCCTAAAGCTAAGGCTTGATCTACTTTATGTCCTAATGCCTCAACCTCACGTTTATCTTCATATCTAAGATGTAATGAAAGATAAGTTAAATCATCTAACTGTGATTCTCTATGGTAAGGCTTCATGTTATCTCCTGCTTACTGTCCTCACTACATAGTTACCTTCCCAATCTGCACCCGTAAGAGCAAGTGGTAGGTATGAGTTAGACACAACTTCTAATTTTAAACTTTTAGCATCAGCTAGTATTAACTTCTTAAAGTTACCAGTTTCAAATGGTATAGTACCTATGGTATTCAAAGCTGACCCTAGTATTCTACCAGTAAACTTATGGGTAAATGCGTCTCTACCAGGAGCTGTGACTTTAAATTCAAAGTAACCAGTTTTAAAATAGTTAATGTTAAACTTACGAATCTTTAGTATACCACCAGATAAAGAACTAAGTCTTCCTTGTACTTCTGTCTTAATAGTAGGCTCAGTAAACTCATATAAGAACTGATATTCCTTACCTACAAAAGCAGAGCCAGCTGAGTAATCTCCAGTAGCAGTTACTGTAGTAGCAGTAGTTTGAGTTAACCCTTGTACTTGTGCTCCTTCTTTACCTTCCCAAGCTGCTCCTAAGACTACTCTGAAAGTTGATCCAAAGTCATCTGGATAAGGCAATGTCCAACTAGTAGTATCAGCACCAGAGTTATATACTCCGGTAAGTTCTACAGCCCTATCTAGTAATACCTTAAAACTTAATTGAGTTGAACTCTCAGTTAAGTCTGTAAGGTTGGCATCTTGTAAAGACATCTTGTCTAGATAAGTACCATCAGGTCTAACAATAACAAAGTAAGCTATATGATCCATTACGGTCATACCTATTACTTTTTCTTCATCTTTAAATTTCCACTTAGACCAAGAGCTTAATTTCTTCTGTCCTTGTTGAAAGAGAAACTTGTATAAGAATACTTCATTTAAGTTCTCATCAGACAGTATAAACATAAAGTCATCATGAGGTACAATCTCAAAACCTTTACCTTTGATATAACTAGGTACATGAGACGTAATATTTTCTGCTGTTTCTTCTTGTAAATCTTCTACTATACCGAACTCTCGTAGCACAGAGAAGCCATCATTCTCATCAGAGAAGTAAACCTTCCTACCGTTAACTACAGGTTGTACTAGTTTATCATGTTCATACTCAGTAAGCAAAGACAGTTTGGCATTAGTAGGAGTAAGACCACCAGCTGCAAACTCAGTCAACTTAAACTGTCCAAAGTCACTAAATAATACTAGGTCTTCATTGAATGGTACAGCATTATGTAGAATACTAACTTTATTAGTAGGGGCTGCCAAATCAATCATGTCTGTATCTAATAGATCAGTAGCCGTAGTAGCATAGAAGTTGAAATGCTCACCTAACTCAGACAATATAATGTTTTCATTTGCTAGAAACCCTAGTCTGTTCTTGTGGAAGAACATATCATTAAGGGTCTCACCTACAAAAGTAGGATCAGGAGCTGTTACTTCATCTCCTGCTAGTCTCTCTGTCCATGTAATAGTAGATAAAGAGAATACAGTTTCACCATAGTCAGCACTAAAAGCATCATCCCAAGGGTCTTCTGAAGTTCTAACCAACTGTAGAGGCATGGTAGTACCATCTAAGCTATTAGCTAATCCTGGTGCTACAGTCTCTACCCACTCACCTACGTCTTCATCAGCTTGGTTATTATGTTTAATCCAGTAATCATCAGTACCGGAGCTAGGGTCTCCTGTAATCTTAATAGTAAAACCATCTTTAGTTCTAGCAGGAAGGTCTGTAAAGTCTACTACACTATCTTTAATAGCTATCATGTTAGCCTCAGGAGCTTCTGCATGAAGCGTAAAGTCTGCCCCATCTGATCTGGTTACATGAACATTACTACTACCAAATTTAGTAACAGTAAAACCAGAAACACTACTCATGGCTGTAGCCACATTTGTAACTAAAGTATCAGCATCAGCGTCAGCTGATATAGAACCTACTGAGACTCCATTTAAGAAGACTTTAAAGGTAGTGGCAGAGGAGGCTTGCTTTACAAAAACAATGCCTTCAGGGTCTCTTGAGGAGCTTACAGTAGAACTCTTAGCTACTGTCTGATTCTTGTTTAATATAAAAGTATAATCAGCTACTGTAAATAATCTTAAGTTATCCCTAGCATCACTTGTGGTAATATATGTAAGTGCATCTCCTGTGTCACCACTTATACTCTGTGAGTTACCACTTAAATCTGTTAGCTCTATTTGTGTGCCAGTAAAATCACTAGAAAATGCAGTATCAAACTGGTCTGAAGCCATTACTAATACAAACCTTTCGGTATCACTTCTGTCTATGAAATGTACTTTAGCATCTGTATCTGTCTTATTGGTTATCTTAGCAACGTGCTCTAATGGAGGTCTTTTCTTAAGACCTTCAGCAATAGTAACCATGCCATTCTCTTGTACTTCACATTGAGAAGCAAGTCTTAGACTAGGTGGTTGCTGAGAAACTCCATTTATTAGATTGCTTATTTGCTCTGTAATTAAGGGCATCTACCATAATTTCCGGTGAAGCTGAGTCGTATTTAACATATCTAATGTCCCATAAGCTACGTTTAATCCTGATCGTTCTGCATCATCATCTAACAGATCAGCATAGGCTTCTGCTTCTTCTTGTCTGTTTACAGTTTCAGCTGATACTTGTCCTATAATTTCCTCTTGGAAAATCCTAGCAGCTCTAGTAGTTACATACTGTCTAAAGGTATTAGGTGTATCAACAAAGTCTAGTAAGGTAATAGTAACAGCATTGTTTAAATTCTTAGTCCAAGTAAAAGTATTGTTATCTAGATCATAAGCATACATACTACCAGACCTACCCCTAATGGTCATTAGTTGGCCCGGTTGATACACAGAAAGAATAGACTCACTAAGTGGAATCCTATTGTCACTATCCCTAGTTAACACTACGTCCCACTCTGTATTAAAATGCCATCCCTTTTGTTGAGCTGCTCTGTTTACATTAGAAAGCAATTTCTTAGCTTGAGTTACTTCTACTGTAGTAGCTGTTTCCAGACTAGATACAGCAGCTTCACCTATAGCAGCCAGAAGTATATTAACAGCTTCAAGCTCTGTCATAGGTGTTAAGGATATAAAAGCCATTTTAAGTTACCAGACTGTGAGCTGTTAGTTGACACATACGACAAGTAATATTGTCAGTAGAGTCTACGTTACCAATGAATACACTTAGGTAATCATTAGTTGCCATTGAAGCAAATCCTGAGACTGCTATAGGTACAGAGTTAACAGTTACAGAAGGAGTAATACCACCTATTTTAGCTCCCGTAACTATTGTTCCATTTTTAGCTACTGCCATTACTACTTCCTTACTAACAATAGAAGTATTAATTTCTATCATGGCACTACAATCAAACTTTACATTTGTTGTAGGTGTACCTGTATATCTTAAACGTCCATCTGCATTCATATCAAATTCATTAGCAGTAGGAGCTGTACTTAAAGTAAACGTGCCACCTGTAGTTACTTCAACCATGTTAGTTAAAGAAGAAGGAGTTACGTTTGCTTGTCCTGAAATCGTTGTTGATCCAGCTGTACTTAAATAGATGCTTCCTTGTTTAACTTGACAGGTCTCAACAAGATCACGCAAGTCCTGAGGTGTAATAGAACCAGCTGCTTGACCATCTTGAAACAAGTTAGTAACTAGAGCACTTACGGTTCTACTTGTATCAGTCATTGTGTCCTCAAATAAAAAACAAGGAGCCTAAGTTGCCCTAGGCTCCTCTTAGATTAACTCTCAGTAACAGTAGTTCCACTACCACTACCTTGTATCATAATATTAAATCCACCAGTACAGGCTGTAGACCCACTTGCAGATTTAGCAGCTAAACGTACAATAGATTTAGCTGGACAAACAAAAGGTACATTACCAGGAAATGAAAAGAATCCTGGCACTACTTGTGACGTTGTAGCAATGTCATTGTCTGGTTCAGACACATACATTTCCGCTACAGTATCCCAAGTTTCTGAACTAGCTGCGCCTTGAAACCCATGTCGAGCAATCTGGAGAGCAAAATATGCTCCACCAGCAGACGTAGCTACAGCGGTTACGTTTCCCCAAAAGCCATGAACATATCCCGTATGTCCAGCTGGTATCTTCCACCAGCAGTTATGAATACCGTAGTCTCCTGCTTCTATGAGACCTAAGTTATTTCCAGCAGCATCATTGGAGAAAGTTAGCGTACCAGCAGCAGCCAAACCAGAGCCAGCAGCTGTGATGTACGCTTCGTTAACAAAAGTCCAAGTGGTATCACCTTGCTCAACAATACCTGTGCCGTTCAAAGTCAGATCAGCTTCTTTAATATTAAAAGAAGTATCCAATCCTTTGACCTTTACAGTCTGAGCACCAGTTCCAGCAGGAGAACCATCGTCAGCAGCATCACCACCAACAACTTCTATACCATCTCCAGCTGTACCTAGCTGAGTAATATCAGCATTGAGGTTTGTCATTAACTCATAAGATGTACCAACAGTAGCATTATCAGCATACACCGTATGCAATGATACATTAGTAACTGTTTGGGCAGCAACTGATAAAGGATCAGCTACAGCAGCAATATCAACCATAATCTGTCTCCTTTAATTTATGAGGTTTTAAATTCAACACAACCTTCAGGACGGATAAATCCGTGTCCCATTGCATACTTAGCTACAATGATCCAACCCTGATTCTTAATGCTGTATTCAGTTTCAACTGCAAGGTTCAACAACTTAACAGTAGCTACAGATGACTTGTGCATAACGAGTGCTTTAGTCGTACTGAAGTTACCATCATGTGTCGTTACTTGGGCTGAACTAATATTACTAATAGGTAGGTTATTAGTCTTCACAATGTGAACACCAGCTACCTTCATTACTTCACCTTCTGCATAAACTCCACGTCCACCCCAATCACGATTGATCAGGTCAGTAGTCTCAGCCATGAGGTAATACTGAGCAGGACGAACAAACATATACCTATCACTCTCAGGTACATTATTCTCATCCAGTTGTTCAGCAGCATCAAACAGACCACCACCTAATGTAGCACCGGAAGTACCATAAGAAGAGTTAGTAAGTACAGAACCACCATTACCACCACTAACCAACGTAGCTGAACGTGCTCCTAGTACTCCTTGTTGTAATACATTTTGATCCCATTGTGTACCCAAGGCAATACCAGCTTCCTTAGCGTAGATAGAACGTACCTCAAAGTGAGACATAGCCTCATCAAGGTTGTTCACAAAGTGATCAGCAATGAGGAGACCATCAATAGAGATGACCTTCTCGTTCTTGTGGATGATCGTACCAT